TGTTTGGAAGTAGAAGTTCCCATAGACTTAATTCTATTTAGGATAGGCTGAAGGATAGTTTTTGCAGTATCGTCAATTTCTGCTTTAGTGCCAAGAATCTTAGTTTCTTTCTTTGTTTTATCAATGTTAGCAGCAGTAAATTGCTCTTGTTTTCTAGTTGCTGCGGCATTAGCTTTTTGGGCATCTACATCAGCTTCCAGTTTTTTCAGAGATTGAACTTGCATAACTTGATCGAACATAGTTTTAGCAGATTGACCGAGACCTTCCATTTCATTTTGCATAACAGCAGATGCGCCCTGGGGAGCAGAAGCACCACCTTGAGAGTATGCAAGCATAGGATTTAAGCCAGCTGCGCGCATGTCTTGGGTAGCTCTTTGATAAGCTGTGTTGGACATTCCAGATTGAAAGTCCATTTGTTGATTTGCGATAGCACGATTGGTTTGGTTAGCCTCTTGTTGTCCTTTATAGCCAAGATAGGCGCCGCCCATTTGGGCGGCAGTTCCTATAAGGGCAGCGGGATTAGCAAGAGCGGCGATTCCGCCAAGTCCGCCAAACATTAGAATCTACTCCCGAGAGTGGGGATAGAATAAGTAGGCATAGGTCTTGCGCAAATGAAGTTGAAATAAGCATCGAGAATAAAGTTTGGTTCATCGGTTACAGCGAGAACACGACTCATTGGAACATCTTCTTCGATAAATTCATCATTAAGTAGCGGTAGAGAGGCAAAGTCTTGTGACAGGTGCCAAGTGTCGAGAGATTGAGCGTCATTAGAACGGAATTTACCCGTAATGGTTGAAGGACGGTAGCGATATTCAGCATATCTTTCTTGGTATCCAAATACTTCGTCGTCGACTGAGGTTCCTTGTGCATAAATTTCCTTATTAAGAACAGCTTGTTCACCGAGTTGAGATAATGCCGGCCAGTAATAGTCAAAACGAGTTTGACGAGACCACATACGGTTAAGACCTTGTTGATAAGTAAGGTCAGCACGAACAGAAGCAAAGCCGATAACCCATCCATGCTCAGTAAATGATTTAACAAAGCCAGCAGATTGGTCAGAAGCAGTAGCAAAGGCAGAAAGGTTACCCTGGGGTGAACCTGTTACAGATGATGAAGTTTGAGGGACAGTGTGGACATTAATAGGAGTTGACGAGGAGCCCAAAAATTCCGGCCGTTGAAGTCTCTGATCCGGACTTGTAACCCCGAAGTGGGCACGAAGAATTTCCGTGTAGCGAGTCCCTCCTCGTGCGTCACGTTCATATAGTGCCTGGATCTGGGTAGCTTCACGAAGCTGGTTAATAGTAGCAACAGTAGCAGTTGAAAGATCGGCAATCATACCAGATTTGCCAGATTCAGTAGTAAGTCCAACAGAGCGACCCGAAGTAATAGAAGTTCCACCAGAAAGGGTGGTGTTTTGGTTTGTGTTGTATTGAGCGTCTCGATAAATAAGACCTTCAGCAAGACCACCAGAACCAAGACCAGAATAAGTTGTGCCGACCTGTATACCAATAGTTTTTCCATCTCCTACTACCGGAGCAGATGTACCAAGAGGAAGCTCTACGGAAGGACCTTTTTGAGGAAAAGGAAGAGCGCTTGTAAAATAATCATGGCGCTTGCCGCGTTTAAGAAGAGTATATTCAGTAGGAGCATCGGGACCATCGTCAGTGTTGGTTACAACAGAATCTTGAAGGTTTTCGTCTCTGAACCATTCGTTCCAGATAAGATTTATTGCTCGAAGAGGTAGTGCATTAACTTCGATGCCAGCAACTTGAGTAGGAATACCAAGATAATCATAAACGGACTGATTAAGAAAACCGCCGACAGGACTAGTAATGGTTGGGACAAGAAAGTCAGTAGGGTCGTCAGGGTTACGTTGTTCGCCATTGAATTTTTTCCAGTTGTCCCAAACTAATCTGTTTGGAACAAAAAAGTAATGTTGATCCATGTAAATGTTATCCATAACAGGATGGAGAGGAGTTGCCATACGGGCAAAGATAGAAGAACGGAGATTAAAAGTATCACCAGGTAGTACTTCGTCAACGAAGATAGGAACAAGAACAGAAGCGTCCATTGTAGTTTTATAACCGCTACTGCGGTTAAATTGAGAGCGTGGAATTTTCGCTTGAGGAACTTGCGAAAATGAGTGTGACATAACAGATTTCATTTTTTCTCCTTGAAAAAAAGAGGGGAGCCGAAGCCCCCCCATGTTTTATTGTTTAAGTTCGATGCCGTTTCCAATTACTTGTTTGGCATCATATAGAGAGATAGTTCCAGTATGCTCGTCCCATTCACCAATTTCAAATGCGGTAAAATCTTCTGGATATTTTGCATAAGTGGTTTCAGGGTTTTTAAGAGCTTCCTGGAATGCGCGTATAAATTCGCCACGAGTGCGAAAGTGACGCGGATGATCATAGGACATAGCCTTAGAGTCATAGATTGATATTAGTTTATTCATTTTTGCTTCTCCTGAAAGTGCAAGGAATCCTTGCGTGTTAAGTGGTAGGAGAGCAGTTTTTCATCATAAATATTAGTTTGGCAAGAGCCTTCAAGCTCTCGTGTAAAATTTTTTTGCTGAAGAAGTTTAACTTTGTGTTTTACGGTTGATTGATCTTGGTTAAATAATTTTGAGTTTTCTTCTCTGGTTTGTTTTATTTTTTCATACATTGATATGCCATCCGTTTTGGGATAGGCACACCAGTCATGTTTTTCTAACCAACGATCATAATATCTAGGAGTTTTGAGACGTTTAGCTTCGTGTATTACTTCGTCTCTTGGGTAAATGTCTCCTGAGAATTGTTCGAGCCATTTTCGTCCAATGGCTTCTCGTCGCGACATTCGCGCTTGCTCAGGAGTGAGGGTAATATATTCGCCAGTGCTTGGATTAATGCGAGAATAATGGGCTTCACGTTTTTCACCACCTATTTTTTTTGTTACGTATTTTGCTACATACATGCATGTATTGTAGTTTACTTCACCTAATTCTGCATGTCCGTGCCCCCATAGGGCTGAGAGAGTTGAGGAAACGTAATACTTGTTTCCATTTTTTGTTCGCCAGTGTTGGTAAATGTTTTCCTTACCTCGATAACGAAGGTTGGTGCTAAAATCATAACCAAACAGCACAATGTGATAATGAGGACGTGTGAGCTTTTCGCCATATTCACCTACATAGTAATATTTGATTTTCGTATCGGACTGGTCGAGTAATTTCCTTAGTTTTTTTAAGAACAATGTTACGTGATCGTAATAAAGTGAACCATTTGGAGGAAGGTTTTCGTCTGAATATGTCAAGGTGATAAAGGAGTTTTTTTCGTGTTGCGATGCCTCATGGACCATGCGGATCGACCACGATTCTGCGTGGTTTAAGCGACATCCTATGCAACGTCCGCATGGTAAGTGAAGTTCGGATATCCCTTGACCGGTTGTATTATTAAAGATAATCTTGTTTTCAGGGTCCCTGAAAGCCCTGAGTGGATAGTAACATGCTGTCATGGTTGCTCCAAATTTAGCCCCAGATGCGTTCTGGGGCTTTTTTTTATAGTCTGATCCCACCGCGCATTGGACGCGGGGAAAGGTTCATTTTGTTCGTTTTAGAAGCTGTTTTAGAAAACAGCTTGCGTGAGGCGGATTTTTTCATTTTCTTGCGTTTCATTTAAATTCCTTTTGTTTGTTTTGGGCGCCTTTTGAGTATCGGCGCTAGTGACCTTTTTGTAAAGAAAAAGTGTCACTGGGTACCTATATGACAAGTAGGGAACGGTACCCAGACCCCATTTTAGGGGTCATTTTTGTGTCCCCTTGGGGGACTTTCGACTTCGTCGACCAGCTGCACTGGACGCGGGTCACCAGGCTAAAGCCTGGTCGACCTGGATAATTAGGGGATCCTAATTTTTTTGGAGTCTGGGAAATAAGAAAGGGGAGCCTTAGCCCCCCTATTCCTTGTGTTTCGTCATCGTTTAAATCGTTGTCGTTAGACTGCGTCATTTGAAGGGGGCTGGCTCTTTGTTTCAATTTCCTGTTTAGACTCTTGAGGCTTAAGTAAGCCTAGTTTTAAAGCTTCGTCTTTGTTTGACTCATCTTGTACGAATTGGATTAATTCGTTGGGATTGTTGTTGAACTTCTTACGAAGTTGTGATGGTAGAGCATCAAAAGTAAGTTGAGCTTGGATAATTTTATTTGATGCAGTTTCGAAATCAGGGATTTCAGAGAAGTCACCGTAAAGGGGACTTCTATTTGTAATAGGGAGAATACCGGTTTTTTGGTATTTAGCCATAATACGGTTGATATCAACCTCATGTTTAAAGGCTTGTTTAGTTCGAGATGGTTTTGTAAATTTTTTTTGGACTCTCATTTTGTTTCCTTTTCTTTGCGTAACCAACGAAGGGCTTTGCCCATGATTGAATCGTCGTGGATTACAGGTTTTTTGTTTTCGGGAACGATAGATTGTTTGGAAGTAGAAGTTCCCATAGACTTAATTCTATTTAGGATAGGCTGAAGGATAGTTTTTGCAGTATCGTCAATTTCTGCTTTAGTGCCAAGAATCTTAGTTTCTTTCTTTGTTTTAT